AGATATGATTATTGATTCAGGATATGGAGAAGGATTCTGTCTTGGAAACATTATGAAGTATGCTATGAGGTTTGGAAAAAAGAATGGAAAAAACAATTTAGACTTGTATAAAATAATACATTATGCTATAATAGCACTTTATATAAACAACAAGGAACAGGATAATGGTTGAGGATAAAATAGGAACTAAGCCTTACTTAGGAATTGAAATAGACTATGATAAAGAAAAAACATTTGACAAGTTTAGTCTAGACACACTCAAAGATAGATATTTTTGGGAAGGAGAAACACATGCACAAGAAGCATTCGCAAGAGCCTCCGTCTTCGGAGCAACATTCAAAGGTGAGACAGATTTTGAATTGGCTCAAAGACTTTACAACTACTCTTCCTCTAGGTGGTTCATGTTTAGCACTCCTATACTTAGTAACGGGGGTACCACTCGTGGGCTTCCTATCAGTTGTTTCCTTAATTATGTTCCTGACAGTAGGAGTGGTCTATCTGCTCACTATGATGAAAATATATGGTTGGCAAGTTCGGGTGGAGGCATCGGTGGATATTGGGGCGATATTAGGAGCAACGGTATTTCTACTACTCATGGCAGTCGTTCTACTGGTTCAATTCCTTTCATCCATGTAGTTGATTCACAGATGTTAGCCTTTAACCAAGGCACAACAAGACGTGGTAGCTATGCAGCTTACATGGATATATCACACCCTGAGATTGAAGAGTTCATTAACATGAGAAAAGAATCAGGTGGAGATATAAACAGAAAGAATCTTAATCTACATAATGGTATAAACATTACAGATGCTTTTCTTGAAGCTGTAGAACAAGATGAAGATTGGAGATTGATAGACCCTAAAACTAATGAAGCTGTTAAAGTTATAAATGCTAGAGACCTTTGGTGGCAGATAATAAATGCTAGAGCTGAAACAGGTGAGCCTTACATGATTAATATTGATAGATGTAATGAAGCTTTACCAAAACAACAAAAAGATTTAGGTCTTAAGATACGTCAAAGTAACTTATGTTCTGAAATAACTTTACCGACTGATGAAGAAAGAACAGCAGTCTGTTGTTTATCTTCTGTCAACTTAGAATACTTTGATGAATGGTCAAAGGATGATAACTTTATACAAGATTTAATAACCATGCTTGACAATGTAATTCAACATTATATTGACAATGCAATAGATACAACACAACTAGGAGAATACAGTGCAAATTTTAAACGTTTTCAAAAATATGTTAAAGAAGGTAAGGAGGGCTTTACCAAGTCTGCCTACTCAGCGTATCGAGAAAGAAGTCTCGGTCTTGGTGCTATGGGTTTCCATGCTTATCTTCAACGTAGGTCAATACCTTTCGAAGGAATTTTCGCATCTGGGTTTAACTATAAGGCATTTACTTACATTAAAGGAAAGGCAAAAGAAGCAACTAAAAAACTCGCTATTGAGAGGGGTGAGGCTCCTGATATTAGTGGTAGTGGTATGCGTAATGCTAATCTTCTTGCTATTGCTCCTAACGCTAGTAGTGGTATCATCTGCAGTGGGACTTCTCCTAGTATCGAGCCTTACAGGGCTAACTGCTATACTCACAAAACTTTATCCGGCAGCTACCAAGTTAAAAACAAATACTTAGAAAAGCTTTTAAAATCTAAAGGACTTAAAGCTGATGAGTTAAATGCACTATGGAAAGACATATCGGGTAGTGATGGTTCAGTCCAACACTTAGATGTTCTTACTGATGATGAAAAAGAAATATTTAAAACAGCTAATGAGATAAATCAAATATGGATTGTTGAACATGCTTACAAAAGACAAGAGTTTATTTGTCAAGCACAGTCAGTCAATCTATTTTTTACATTACCTAAAGCTACAGAACCTCAAGAAGTACATGATGAATACATGCAGTATGTAAATGATGTTCACTGGTATGGTATGAACAAACTTAAATCGCTTTACTATTTCCGTTCTAATGCAGCAAGAACTGTTGAGAATGTAAATGTTAAAGTACCTAGAATAAATTTAGAAGATACTGAGTGTCTAGCTTGTGAGGGATAATGAGTCAGTGGCACGGAGGAAAAGGTTCTAGACGTAGGAACCCTAACGAAAAAAAGTACCAAGAGAATTGGGACAAAATATTTAATAACAAAAAGAAAAAGGAAAAGAAAAATGAGCTTACTAAAAACTAGAGACTATTATAAACCGTTTGAATATCCATGGATGTTTGACTACTATGTATTACAGAATCAAATGCATTGGATGCCTGAATCTGTACCACTACATACAGACGTTAAAGATTGGCAGGAACTTTCAGATATAGAAAAGAATTTACTTACACAAATATTTAGATTGTTTACTCAGTCTGATGTAGATGTAGGTGCAGGATATGTAGATAAATATATGCCATTATTTAAGAAACCTGAAGCAAGAATGATGATGGGTTCTTTTGCAAACATGGAATCAATACATCAACATGCTTATAGTTTGTTACTTGATACAGTCGGTATGCCTGAGATAGAGTACAAAGCTTTTGCAGAGTACGAAGAGATGTCAGATAAGCATGACTATGTCGGTAACTTTAAACCTACTAAAGCTAAGAAAGAAAGCATTGCAAAAACTTTAGCAGTCTATTCAGCTTTTACAGAAGGACTACAACTCTTTTCAAGCTTTGCAATCTTGTTAAACTTTCCAAGGTTCGGTAAGATGAAAGGTATGGGACAGATAGTAACCTATTCTATACGTGATGAATCTATGCACGTTGAAGCAATGACAAAGTTATTCAGAGAGTTTATAAAAGAGAACATAGAAATATGGACAGATGATTTTAAGAAAGAACTATATGAGATATGTAGACATATGGTTACACTTGAAGATAAGTTTTTAGATTTAGTATTTGATATGGGAGATATTCAAGGACTAACTAAAAAAGATATGTATGCTTACAATAGATACATAGCAGATAGAAGGTTACTTCAGTTAGGATTAAAAACTAACTACGACCAAAGAGAAAATCCTCTTGGTTGGATTGATGAAGTGACAGGTGTAGAACACCAGAACTTCTTTGAAGGACGAGCCACTACCTATATGAAAGCTGGGTTACGTGGTAGACAAGATAACATTACATTCACAGGAATAGAAAGATGAGAACAAAAAGAGAAGAAGCCAAGTTATTAGGCTATGAGCTTCTTTATAATCGAGCAGGTAATTTAGTAACTGAAAGAACTTCAGTAGATATATCTAAACTTAAAAAGTATTTTACTCAAGAAGAATATGCAACATTACAAACTGTAGTACGAGAAGCTACAAAAAAGCTAGATGAAGTGCATAATTATATCGAAGCTAACTTAAATGCTCGAAAAATGACAGATTAGAGAAAATTGACCTCACCAAATGCTCTGTGTTAACATATCTGATAGTACCTAATACGATTACTTCAGATGTAAGAACTTTTTAATACAGAGCTTCTCTGTTAGTCTAAGAGGATTTAGTTATTTTTACTGTAAAATTTAAAATAATTTACTGTTTATCCAAAAAGCTAACAACATGAAACCAAATACAGCTACTTGAACTATAGAAGCTACAGTAATTTGTGTCATAGGATGTACTTTTTCTAAATCGTTTAAGTTCATAATTGTTCTAATATACTTATTATAAATAAAAATATAAAGATACTTATAATAGGTAATTCTAATTTAATCTTTTCTTTCATGTTTATTTTGATAAAGATTTGTAAATAAAGAAAGCTGACAATAGACCTGCACCTACTCCTGTTGCTAAAGCTTCAGTCCAAAACAAACCAAAATGAGTTGGATGCACTAATAAGTCTGCAACAAAAGTACAAACACCTAGAATAATTGCTGGTGAATATTTATGCTGCATAAAGTTTTGATACCAAGACTTCTTAGTAAGTGAAGCTAGAGTAGCTGCTATGATACCAGTCACATTAGCTTTCCAAAAATGTGTAAAAGTTAATGCTGATAAATCACCTTCAACCATCATTGGATAACAAACAGCAAATGCTTTTGTCCAGTTTTGATAGAACTCAGTATTTTTTATTTTATTTATTATTTGCATTTTGTTTTTTATATGCTTCTAGTTCTGTTCTTAATATAATAACTTCTTTTTCTAATTGTATTACTTGTTCTTCTAATTTTCTTATATCAGGAAATAAATATTTATTTTGATTAGCTCTAAGGTTTTGTGTTTCTCTTAGATTAAAATCTATTCTTTCAGTTGTATGTGCATAACCCCAAACAGCTACAGCTATAACACCAATGATTTGTAAAAGATAACTAAGTGATATATTAAGACTTGATTTATCATCAACTTTAGCTATCCTAGTCATTACTTACCTACGCCTTTAATTCTTTCAAAGCTCCTCATACCACCAAGTCCTAACATACCCATTAATACAGGTAGCATAGTAGATGTATCTGCTTGTGGTACATCAATACCAAAAGGTGCTAACAAAGGACTAATTAAAAAGTTAACTGCAAAACCTGCAACACATACCCAAGCAGTTGCTGGTCTCCAAGATGATTGAAACCAGTTACCTTTAGCTTCTTCTCTGTTTACTTCTATTTGTGCTTTAGCAATTTCGTGTATATGTTTTTCAGACATAGTAGCAATCTCATGTGCAATCTTTTGTTTAGTGTCAGCATCAGGTATAAACTTATCTAATAGTTTACTGACCGGTTGTATTAATTTATCTATCATTCTTAGCTCCTAATACCATTTTTTGTAATTCAATACTTCTTCTGCCCACTTGTTTAAACCAACGACTATCTTCCATTTCAACAGCCATCTTTTCCCAATCATGTTGTCTACAAGCTTTTAACATGTTACGAAACTTAGAAAGCTTTGAAGCTCCTAAATTAAAACACATGTTTACTAAGACTCTTTGTATAACTTCAGGTAGCTCGTCCCAGTCTTCATGACTTCCAAAGACATGTATAGCTTCCATATAGTGTTTATCAAAGTCATCATCGTAATACATATCGACAACTTCTTGAGGTACTTTAGTTCCTACTTCCCATTTATATTCAGGGTCTTGAGGTTGGCAAAGATGTCCAACTCCTAAAGTTTTATAACCTAAACTATCTAAATAGATTTCTAAGACTTCACCTTCGTGTCGCTTTATTTCAGCTTTACAAAGTTCTATATTCATTTTAATTTACCAATTATTTCTATTTCATTATACTTAATAAAATCTGGATTATATTCATCATATATTCCTAATCCTTTATAATCTAATTCACTTATACCTTGGGGATTTTCATTAAATTTTGTTTTTAAAAAATCTCTTATTTCTTTAGATTTTGTTTCTAATAAATTTATAGAGTCTTCTAATCCTGTTTTATCTTCTAAGTTACGAGCATCCATTAAAGCTCTTTGCATTTCCCAGTAATCTTCTCTTGCTTGTTGTCTTTGTTTTAATTCAAATTCAGAATATTTTTCAAGCCTTTCTATGTTTCTTTTCATCATTACAAATTGTTCAGGAGGCATATATTCTACAGCTCTTTTTATATCAGGATTAATTTTTTTAAAGCTATCAGCATATGATTTTTGATAATATCCTATATCTGGTTTTTTATATCCCTCTCTTTTTTTTGCAATGTTATCGTATTCACTAATTAATTTTTCAGGTAATTCTGAAGAATTAATTCTTGCAAACATTTCACCCTCTTCTCCTGTTATAATATAACTGTCATCTTCTTCTATTAACTTAGCTTCATCATAAGTTAAATCTTCTTCTTTTTTAATCTTATCTTTTACTTTAACTGCTGTAGGTTCAGAAGGTGGATTTTTTAAATGTTTAGGATTATTAATTTGTTCAGTCATTAACTTCATTAAATTTTTTCTACCTAACATAGATAAACCACCAAAAACAAAAGGTTCTCTATAGCTTATAAAATCATCACCAAGCCCATAACCAACTTCTTTAAAACTTCTAACTATTTTCTTAACAGTTTCATTTTGATAGCCATAATCTTTTAAATAAGTCTCAGCTTCCTTAACAGTAATTTGTCCATCCATTAATAAATCATAAACATCTTTTGCAGATTTATTAAACTTAGATTCAGAAGCTGCTTTAGCTGATTTAGGTTTTAAGGTTTCTAAATAGTCTGGGTTTAAATAATCTTTTCTTAATCTTTTACTACTTCTTTGTTTACCTTTAATAGTTTTAGTTAAAGCTTTTGCTAATCCACCAACTACATAAGGTTCTCTTAAACCTAAAGATTCCATTTGAGCTTTTAATGCTCTATCTTCTTCATCTTGCACAAACTCTGCTGTACTATTAAATGGTCTTTTTGTAACTCTACTTTTCATTTCATCAGGTTCATCAGTTACATTAGATACATTTTTAACTATACCACCTTTTGAAAATAAAGGTTTAAAATCATCTTTTCTTTTTCTACCTCTTCTTGGTCCAGTAGCAAATAAATTTATATCTGGTGTTTCATCTTCAGGTAATAACCTACCTTTATCTATTTGTCTTGCTCTTTTTCTTAATTCAGCTCTAGTTCCTTCGCCAAATATTAAATCATAAGCACCATATCCCGGTAAATTTTTAGCAAGTAGTTCTGTTAAACCTTGTCTATATTGTACAGATTCCATTACATCTTGACCTATTGGACCAGATATACCTTTTAATCCACTTGCAATTAATCCATCTTTTCTAGCATTAGATTCTGATATTCTATTTACATAGTCAAAAGGTCCATATCCACCCCAACGTCTGACACCGTCCAATATAACTCTACCTGCTGGTAAGTCTTGACCTGTTTCATAGTCTTGTAAAGATTTACCTTGGCTTCTAATTAAGTTACCAATAACTCCTACTCCTGTCATTAACATAACAGTAGGTAAAACTTTAGGTAATCCTGCTTGTAATGGGTAAGTCCTTGTTTCTCTTACAAATCTTTTTAAAACGGTATTACTAAATACTGTAGGATATCCAGCAAACTGTGTTAATAATGAACCTGATGGACTTGAAAACCATAAAGGTCTATTAGCTTCAGCTACACTTGGATTTAAAATAACTTCTTTAGTAAATCTATTAGCACCACCTAGTACATTTCGTTTATAAAATCTTTGTTGGAATAATTGTAATTCAGCTTCTGTATCATTTTTAGGTTCAAACAATCCTTTTGCTCTAGCACTATTCATTCTACCGTCAGGATTTAAAGAATTTTTATACCATTGCATTGCAGTAGCTTTATCAATTCCTAACTCTTGTAATTGACCTTCATAATATTCGATACGTTTTTTATCTTTAATAACTTTTGCACCAGTAGAATGATTATATAAATCTCTAATTCTATTTCTAATCATCATTTTACCAGTAGTAAATGAAGCTAATTGTACAGCTTTAGTCCACTGTGTTAATAAGTTTACTTTAAAAAAAGCACTCTGAGCTTCTTTAACTGAAAAAACTCCAGCAAAAGTACTACCATGTAAAGCTTCACCAGCAAGACCAGCAATTCTTTCTTGAACAGATTGTTCTAAAGCTAATCCAGTTTGATAAAGTTCTTCCCATTGCCAATCGTCTAAATCTTTAAAACCTTTTTGTATTCCAGCAGCTTTTGCTTCTTCAATAGTTTTAATTTTAGCAGTACCTATTCTTTTAATACCTTTGATACTTCTGTCTATTATATTGGCACCTTCTTTTTTCAAAGCTGTTCCAATGTTTCCTACAGTTTCTCCTACTTCATGAGTACCTACACGACTTAAAAGAATTAAAGGTTCACTGATACTAGATAATGTAGCTAATGGAAGGTGAGCCATTTGTTGTGAAAGCTTACCCCAATCTGAAGCTGCTTTTGCAACATTACTTCTCCCAATTAAAGTATCTTTATATTGTTCAATACCTGTAACTTGTTTAAAAATAGTTCTAATTTTATCTCCAACTTTATTACCTTCAACTCCACCACCTAATTCATCAATAATTTTAGAAACTTCTTTTTCTTCAAACTCTCTAATGTTAGCTCCAAAATATTTTTTACGAGCCATGGTTTGTGCAATATTAGTTGTGTATTGTTCTAAGATATCTTGAACATCTCCTTCTAAAAATTCATCTAAGTCATCATCAGAAATATTAGTAAATCTTCTAGGCTGCATGTAACCGTTAGAATCTCCAGCTCCTTTTTGTCTTAATTCAAAAGGAGTATATCTATACTCTAACATATCTTGTATAATTGCATCAGACTTAAGTTCTTTAGCTTTTTGTAATTCTACATTTAATAAATCTTCAACTTTATCTGTTCTTCCACCTGAAGCTTCAAGTGCAAAATTTCTACCAAATGAATTTACATCTGTTCCTTCATCATTATATTTACTAACTAAAAGTGGTTTACCGTCAGGACCTTTAAGCTCTTTTCCTTCTGCATCTTTAGCTTTAAACATTTGAGTTTCGTTAGTAGGGTCAGCATGTCCAGAATTAATTAAAAGTTGTTTAAACTTACTAGTTTCTCCTAATCCAAAATCTTTTTCTAAAGCAGAATAATTAAACATTCTTGGAAAATATCCAAACTTATTTAATGTTCCAGCTCTAAATAACTCTAAGTCACTTGCTTCATCATATATATCATTTAAAAGTTTTTTAACTCCAGTATATGCTAAAGCTACATCTTCATCTATTATAATACCACGATATTCTTTACCTATTAAATCTTTAACAGCATCATCGCCTTTATTAACAAACTTTCTTCCTAAATTTTCATCTCTTAATAAAAACTTTAATTGTTCATTTTGCTCTTCAAGTAACTTACTTCTGTATCCTACACGATATAAATTGTTAAAAGCTTTACCTAGACCGTAATGAAATCTACCAAATAAACTTCCTAAATATTCTCCATAGGTAAACTCAGATGTTCCTTCAGGACCATTAGCTAATACAGCTTGATTCTTTTTAGCTCTACCTTCTTTAAAAACTCCTTCATCATAATCATATCTTAACTTTCTTAAAAAGTTTTCTAGTGTTGGAGATTTATCTACTAATTCTAAAAACTCTGTAGTTGGTTTACCAAAAGTTTTTGCAAGTGTTGCGTTTAATCTACCTTTATTTTTTTCAGAAAGTTCTAGTTTATACTGTGATAATTTTTTATCAACGTCTAAATATGGTTTACCTGTTTCAGGATTAATAGGAACACCGTCTTGATTTGTTTCTACAAACTTAGGGTCTATATTAAAAAATATATCTTCAGTTTGTTCGTCTAGTCCACTATTAAAAACAGCATCCATTTCAAATTTAGCTAGTTCTTCTTCTCTTGCACTTGGTCCTACATAATCAATACCGTCTTCATTTACAAATTTATATTCTTTATCTACAAATTTAGAATGATATTTACCACTAGCAGCACCTAAACCAGCACCTACACCACCACCAAAAAGACCACCAACTCCTGCCATAGCAAGTACTTGACCATAATCTATATCTTCACCTAAACCTAAATTTATATCCGTGTCTTGCATAAAATAATTATGTAAGCCACCCCATCCTAATCCTTCAGCAGCACCGTAAATTCCATAAGATTTTGCAGTTTCTTTAGTTATAGCATCTTGTAATTTAGCTTTAGTTAATCTTTTTACACCTTGTCTAGCAGCTTCACCTATAGCAGCTCTACCAGCTACTGTAGCTCCACCAGACGGTATAGCAAATAAAGCTGTTACAATGTTAAGAGGGTCCAGTAAAACGTCTCCTGCGACATCTTTAACCATTCCAAAATTTTCTTTAAAACCTCTTAACTCAGCGTTATTAAATTGGTCACGTAAATATACATAATCTTCTTTTTGCTCATCAGTCCATTTACCTGTTTCAAAAGAACGAACTATTGCTGAACCTAAACTATAATCTGCATCTCTTAAATATTCAAATATATTTTCATTACTACCAATACCATCTAAGAACCTATCAGCTCTTGTGGCAAATTCAGAATCTTTTTTTAAGTCACCTAAACTTTTCTTTGGAGATAATGTAGAAACTGGAGTGGTGGCTTGTTTTACAGATGCATCTAAGTCTTTTAAGTTTTGTACACCAATAGGAGTATCCTCAACTTTTTGTTGATTTATTTGCTCATAAAATTCTTTTAAAAGTTTTTGACGTAACTTTTCGGGGTCATCTTGAGTTTGCCTATCTCGCATCAATTCTTGATAGGCTTGAAGAGTATATCTAGACATTAAACGTTATCTCTTATAAATTCTGCAAATCTTTTAGCTCTTTCTGGAGTTTGTTCTTTTGCCCATACAGAATCTAAAGCTTCTGCATAAGCTTTTTCACCGTCACCTTCTTCAAAAGCTTTCCACATTTTTTTGAAATCGTCTCCTCTTGCTTTACCTAATTGATAATAGAAAGAAGATACCATAGTTACTATTTCTTTATTATCTAAAAGGTCTGGTCTTACATCTTGTAATTTTGTTACAGCATCATTGTTTGCAATTTTAGCATCTTTAATTAACCAACTTTTTACAACATCAACTGGAACTTCATATCCTTCTTGATATTGTTCATCTTTATTAACCCATTGAAGATTACCATCATTATCTCTAAACTGTAATGCATGTCCTACACCAGCAGTTAAAATACCTAAACTATCTTTATATACTTTAGTATTTTGAGGTCCTATTCCACCTTTTCTTTTACCAAGACCTTCTTCTTCGTATATTAATGTAACTAAACCCGGTAGTTTTTCATATATTGCTTCAGGTTCTTTTGTTATTTGTTCTTGAAAGACTTTAAATTTAGCATCTTCTATTTGTTCTGTAGGAGCATTCTCTTCTTTTAAATTTGCTAATTCTATTTTTGCTTCAACAAGACTTTTATCTGTTCGTTGTGAAATATCTTTAGAAGTTTCTAAAACATCTAAAATAGTTTTTCCAACTGCTTGTGAAGTACTTGGAGTTCCTAATATATTTCTACCTACTTTAAATAATGAACTTGTTGCAATATCTCCTAAATCTTTACCTTTTAAAGCTGCATAGTCTTCAGGATTTAGATTATCAGGATGTCTTACATTTGAAAATAAATCTTCAATTAAAATATCTTTTTTTCTATCTGATAATTGTGAAGTAACAATATTATTATAGTGTGAATCAAATACAGTTATTTTATTTTTTCTATCTAATTTTTCCCAGTTTTCATCTTCAGAATATCCACCTGTTTTTGATTCAGAAGGTGTGTTAATACCTTCGTTTAACATACTCGGCAACATACCTGAAAATCTATCATAAGAATAACCTTTTTCAATTCTTCCTACAATACCTGTTCCATCATATTGTTCTGAACCTCTTTCATACCATGCTTTTTCTACTTTAAAACCTTCACCAGATGTAACCATTACAGCAAAATTTCTTTTATAAACATCATCGTTCATAAAACTTCTAAATTCTTTTAATGTTTCTTCTGATGCTGTCTTGCCATATAGCTTTTCATATTTTGCTTCATAGATAGATTGAGCTAATTCAGGTTTCATATCCATTAATTTTTCAATAGCTAATGTATCTCTAATGAATGCTTTACTTTGAATAGCATCTTGACTTATATCTTCCCAAAAATCATCAAACCTTCCTTTCTTACCACTCATTCTAAGTAATTCAGCAGTAGGAGTTTTTTCATTATATTTTACTCTAGTATTTTGGTCGTTACTAAAATTTTGTACAAATACTGAAACACTTTCTTGACCTGAAACATCTTCATTTGCTTGAAGTACTGCATCTCTTTCTGAACCTTTTAGTTCTGCCATATACTTTTGAATAGATGTTGTCATAGTAGCAGTAATATCTAAATCAGTTATTACATCATCTATTCTACCATATACATCTTCAGGATTAATTTTTCTAAACAAATTAATTCTTCCATTTTCTTCTTGCTTACGTCCAATTTTTTGAAAAGCATGTTTAAAACCTTCAAAGACTCCAACGTTTCTGTACTTTTGTTTTTCTCTATTAAATACAGCTCTTTCTAATTTTGTTAATTCATGAGGAGTTAAAGACATAGCATTTTCTAATAACTCAGCTCTTGACATAAACTCTTCTTTTGGTACACCATATAATTTTCTTAACTCAGTATCAAATTGTTGATATCTATTATTTTCTAAAAAATGTCTTATTATATTTCTAACAGCAGTATTTTTTGCTCCTCGATATAATGGTTTATTAGATTTAAAAGTTGAAAAGTCATCAAAAATATTAGCTTGTTCTATAACTTTATCTAAAGGTAATTTTAATGTTTGTTCTAATGTATCTTTGTATGGACTATTATATAACGCTTCTGTTCTTTCATCTAAAGACATAGTAGCCCATTCTCTATTAGGACCTGCTAGTTCTTTTATTTTATCTTCATCAAAAATATTTAAAACATTAGCCATTCCTTGAATTCTTCCAGCTTGAGCTTCATTATTAGATAGTTCAAATATTTGTTTTTCTTCAATTTCTTTTTCTCTTTTATTATATGCACCTTTAAATAACTGTTGACCTACACCTATTACAGCAAGAGCTTGTCCAATTCTTTTAGACTTTTTAGCTTCTTTAGCTCTTTTTTGATTTATTTCAGCTTGTCTAGATAATAAAGATGAACCAAGTTCTTCTATACTTTTATCACCATAGTTTGCAAATATGTCACTAAAATCTTCTGCCATTTTATTTTCCTCTTTCTAATAAACTTTCTCTAGGTTCTACTTTTGGTTTTTGTAATATACTTTCTGTTAATTTTTTTGTATCTAATGTTTCTAATTGTTTTTTAATTTCTGGACCTACTGAAGCTTCTTGAATATTTTTAACTTTAGCATCTTGAAATCTTCCGCCTTTACCAATAAATGATTTAGCTTCTTCTACAAGTTCTGGAGAAGTTTCATCTTCCTCTTCTAAACTTCCATCACTTTCAATTACAGGCTCTACTCCTGCTCTTTCAGCAATAGCCATAAGCATATACATAGTAGGCTCTAAAAGATTTAACATCATGTCAGGATTAAATTTACCTTTATTAAATCCTTCTTTTAAAACAACCTGACTAATAGCATTTACAGGTATACCATTAGACATTAAATCTATTACACCTTTTAATCTTGAAGGTTCTAATAAATCTAAAAATATTTTTTCTCTAGCTGCTTTAACAGAAGTAAATTCTGGAGAAGATTCCCAAGGATATTTTTGGTCGGGAGCATTTGTCAAAGACTGTCCTGCAATTGGTTTTTCAAATAAAACTTCTTGTAATGATTCTGGTGTACCTGCCATGATATTCCTCTTATCCTAAAATTAATCCGTAAGCATTGTTTAAATTATACATATCTTCATCGCTTGGATTAGGGTTGTTAAAATCTATATAACTAGTAGCAGGGTCTTGTTGTCTTACTAATGCTTGTTGTCCGAAGTCTGAAAAATATTCTCTTTGATATTCTTTAGCTTGGGCTATAGCAAACTTTTCAGCTTCATCAGTAGCTACAAGTTCTGCTCCTACTTTTTTAAGAGGTGCTACTCCTTTAAAAGCTGCGTACTCAGCACTACCTCTTAACTTACCCATAGCTGTATAAGCTTCTCCTGTTTTAGGGTCAATCTCACCTTTAACAGAATCAAGAACAGAAGGTTTATCCACAGTGAACATTCTCTCACCTCTAGCTTTAGCTGCTTCTACAAAAGATTCTGGTTTAGCAGCAGTAGCTACAGTTTCACCCATTGCTTCTGGAGTTGCTTGTAGTTGCATAGTTCCTGCCTCTACATCTGTTGGTTTAACAAATCCATTAGTAACTTCACTTACAAAGTTTTGAAAGTTAGAACCTACTTCTGGTCTATTAAATAAACCACCTACTTTATTCATTCCTGCACCTATTGCATCAGTAACTCTAGTAAATATTCTACTAGCACCTTCTCCAATAAATCCAGCAGCATTTTGAATACCTGTAGCTATAGTTCCTAAAACTCCAGTTTGTCCTGCAAGTTGACCTATCCATCCTCCTATACCCGGAATAATAAAAGATAAAGCAATAGAACCTAAAGGACCTAATTTACCAAAAGCTCTAGCAATTTTTCCTAAACCTTTTTTAAATTTTTTACCTATGCTCTTAATACCCCTACCTATTTTTTTACCTATCTTTCTTAATTTTCCCATAATAAAATCCTAATTAATTATCCGTCTAACCAACCATCTAAAATACTTGTAATAGATTGTAAACTATCATCCCATACATCTTGTTTACCTACACCTGCTTCATTACCTAAAGCAGCTATAAGTAAAGATGCTTTACGTTGTTGGTCATTATCCCATCTTTTAAATTCAAAATCTGCTTCATCTCTTAATTCTTGCCATAAAAAATTATTTGCTGCTGCTGTTAATTGGAATGCATTCTGTGCATTTTTTTGAGCAATAGCATTTTCAGCAGCAGTATCAGCAGTATTAGCTTTACGTCTCCATTCTACATTAGACTGTGCAATAGCTGTTGCATTTTGAACATTGAATTGTTCTCTTGCAAATTCTTGTTGAGCAGTAAACTTTTCAACATCTGTTTGTAATTGTGCTTCAATTATTTCTGCTTGTGCTTCTCTATTAGCTCTTCTAGCTTCAGCAGCATTTTCTTGTTGAGCATTAAACTGATTCATAGCATTTAATTGACTAGCATTGTATTGCTCATTTTGTTGTTTAATACTTTCCATGAACTGATTAACTTGATTCTGACTTGTAGCATTAAATTGTGCAGCAGCATTTTCAGCAGATTGATTAGAGAGTAATCTTTGTTGTATCTGCTGAGCTTTTAACATACTTGCTTGTTGCTTATTATTTAAATTAGCCATATCCATTTGCAAAAATGCTTGAGCATTAGTAATTGCTAATTTAGTATTTTGGTCAGCTTCTGCTAAATTCATTTGTGACATTATAATAGCATCTTGCATTACAGCTTGTTGAGAAGCAGTTGCATTTTGTAAACTTGCAGTCTGTAAAAACTTAGAATTATTTATAGCTCTTTGTTGGTCAGCACTAAACTGAGCCATATCCATTTGAAATACATTTTGTGCATTAAACATAGCTGTCTGTTGTGCCATCTCTGCATTTTTTAATGCAGCAGTAGCTTCAATAGATTTCTGTTGTGACACACTAGCTTGGATAGCTTGTGCATTACTTTGAGCTATTGGTAAAGCAGAAGTCATAATAGCATTTAACAATGCATCTCTACCTACTGTAGAAGCTGACATACCTCTTTGTGCTAACATAGCTTCAACACTAGCAACAGCCGGTCTAGCCCATATAGGTATTTCACCATTTTCCATACCTTCTAACAAACCGTTTATCTGTGTAGATACTAAAGCCTCTTCAGGTAATCCTTCTATAATACCTCTTTGTTCTTCAGTAAAATCAGTTAGTCTAGCTTCTAAGTCTTCAGGGTCATTACCAATTTCTGCAATTTCATCTTCACTTAAACCTGCATTTCTTAATTGTTTTTTAGCTCTAGTAATTTTAGCTAATGAAGTACCGGCTACTTTAGCTGCTTGAATTTTAACTTCTTTACTAATAGTTCCTACAACTCTTTCTTGTAATGCACCGGGGATAACTTCAACTTCAGCAGCATCAATAGGAGCAACTTTTTCAATACCAGCAGCTTTAGCTAATGTTTCAGAAACTTCAGGAGATACGCTACCAGAAGCAGCTTCAACTACAGCATCTTCAGGAACTTTAGAAATATCTTCATCGCCTAACTTAGCTGCTGCAAAAGGCTCTGGAGCTTTAGCAGTTGCTACATCATTAATAATAGAAACTTGTTCTGGAGACACAGCACCAACTGTAGCAGCTTCAGCTTCTTTAGTAGCTTTCATTTGTAATTTACCAGCTTCTTCTGGAGTTATTTCTGTATCTGTTCTATCAATTTTTCTAGGGTCAGGTATTGTTGGAATATCTTCTGGCATAACACCTTGAGCCATTTGTTGAGCTTGTTCTGCTGTTTCTAAGATTCTAGTTTTTCTATCAGATTGAAACTTAGTTTCTTTTTGTTCATCTGTTAATTCAATATCACCTACAATATCATCAGTAGTTGTATTTGTATCTGTACTTGCTCGTTGATTTGTATTTACATATGTAAAACCATCCCATGCATAAATAAATCCTTGTCTTACTACTGTAGCTTGACCATTTGGAGGGTCTTTAGGCTCATTACGTTCATCTCCAATTCTTTCGTCTTCTACATTTTTTACTGACATAGAAGGTTTAACCTCGCCTTCTCTACCTATAAAAGTTTGGTCAGAGCCTTTACCAGTTGTTGGAGCTTGTTTAAATGTAGGCTGTACAGGTTTAGTTCCTGTTACAGGAGGAACATTTTTAGGTGTAACTGCAGGTTGAACAGTAGGTCTAACCTCTTCTTCTCTTTCTATAGACATAGGAGGTTTTTTAGGTTCTACTGGAGCTTTTTGCATACCACCTACTTGAGCTTTTACTCTACCACCTTTAGACATATCTAACCTATTAGCAGTAACATACTTACCTTGATATTTTTTTACTCTTTTCTTTTGTTGTTTCTTTTTCATTTAAAAACCTATATGTATATTTTACTTGACTTCGAACAGTTTGTCAAGCTTTTCACTTAATTTATCTATTCTACTTATAAGAACATCAAAGTCATTTTTCAATTCTGTTTTAGTTACATACTCTCTTGCTAACTCTTCACGAGTTTTATTTATAAGTATATCAAGTCTTTTAGTCTCGTCAGAGTTCTGTCTAATGCTATAAAGCACTGGTGCTAACACCAAAGTTATAAATATATTCCAAAATAAATAAGGTGTTAGCTCCATGATGTTATGCTCCGATAGTTTTAGTTACAGATGTTGGATTGATTTTAGCTTCGATTTGAGCATCTAATCCGTCTTTAAGACTTTGTACAGCTTCAGAACCCATAGCAGCTTCTACCCAGCCTTGTACGTCTGAAGCAGATAAATCTGCAAAAGCTGTAAAGCTTGACAAGTCTGAAGTATCTACAGATTGAGTTCCGTATGATGTAGCAGTCCAGTTGTTGCCATCAGCATCCTGATTAGCATCATCTTCTGCGGTTAGTCTCCAATGCACGTTATAAACAACGTCTGCATTACTTTCTAGTGTTGGGTAAGTATCAACTGTTGAAACATCCCAAGTATAATTAATTGCCATTTTATTTTCTCCTTTGGTTTATGAGTTTTTCAACTCGTTAATTTCAGATTGTAAGGCATCAATCTGTGCTTGTTGTTCTTGTATAGCTTTGACAAGTAATGGTGTGATTCTTCCATAGTCCATGCCCTGCATATCTTCACCATCTTTTTCACCTGTTACTGCATCTGGAAATACCTCTTGTGCTTCATGTGCTATAAATCCTTCGCTTGATTTACCATTCTCTTTCCAATCAAATTTAACTGGTTTTAGATTGTTAAGTCTTTCTAAACCATTTTCTAAAGGTTGAATATTTTCTTTTAATCTATAATCAGATGAAGTATTGTAAGTTACTGAACCAGTTGTAGAATAGACTGTTCCTGAAGTACCATTATTTGTTCTAAATTCTAAAATAGTTCCAGAAGAGCCTTTTCTATTAAGATAAAGAGGGATAGATTCAGAAGTTGAATAAATAGTATCACTTCTAAGCTCAACTCCTACAGTTGCTATACCAGTAGAAGTCTTAGCCACCAACAAGGTGCCTGAAGAATCAATACGCATTCTTTCTGAACTGTTGGACATAAATTTTACAGGATGTGCATTTGTTGTCCCAATAACAATTCCTGCTGCTGTATCATACGACCTTACAAAAGCATTATTAGCATCTGAGCCAATATTAAGTCTTGCTCCTGACGTATTCCCTATACCACTAATTTCAACCTCACCATTTGACTGAATACGCATTCTTTCTGAACTGTTTGTAACAATTCTTGCTACATTACTTGCACCTAATATATTAAAGCTGTTTGTTCCACCTATAGAGCCATCATCATCTCCAAACCAAACAGCATCAAGGTCACCACCTATTAATGCAGTTTTACCACCTGAATAACCTTTAAATTTAGCACCTATAAAACTAGTACCACCAAAGGTTTCTAGAACTGCACTAGGACTAGTCGTTCCAATTCCAACGTTGCCACCTGGCGTAATAGCCATTCTCTCAGATGTACCACTAAAAAAAGCCAGTCTACCTGTAGACACATTTTCTCGTTTAATATCCCAGTAATTAGTTCCAGTGCCATTAAAACCAATACGAATACCACCATAAGATGCTGTATTATAAAAATAACCATCACCACCATTTACTTCTAACTTTGCAGTAGGACTAACAGTTCCAATTCCAACATTGCCTGATGCATCAATACGCATTCTTTCTAAGCCTGTCGTAGCAAATTGCATACTGTCATTTGTGTGGACATATACGACATAGCCTCTATACCTATTGTCCCCTGATGTACCGTCTGCAAAATGAATACGACTTGTGCTTGACGTTCCAGAATTGATAGTTAGACCACTATCTCCAGTTCCAGAAAGAACTAAATTAGTTGCTCCGGAGTAGTAGCTACTAGGACTACTCGTTCCAATTCCAACATTTTCACTACTATCAATAGTTATAGCTGTAGCATTACTATTATCTACAATTCCGGGAGTGCTTGATAACTCTACTGGGATTTTTGTATTTGCCATTATTTATTCTCCTATATTGCTGCAATAATAAATGCTAGAAGTTCGCTATAACGTACTCCTAGTCTTGTTTGTTCTACTCCGTCATCATCAGTCCAAGTGCTGCTAATAAACATAGCATAGTCACCTGCATCTAATCCTTCAGCAGTAAAAGCATCTTGTAAGTCTTGAGCTATGATTCCAAAATGGGTTCTAGCTTCATCACCTTTTTCTTCAACAGAATCTATCCACCTGAACTTTCTTAATAATCCTTTAGCTGCAACAGCTACTCTAGTTTCTGCATCTGTTAAAGCTTCTATATCTTGTTTTTCGTTTCTGTCTGAGGTATTAATTGTTCCGTTAGTTGCGTATATGTCATCAAATCTAGCAGAAGAAAATCCTAAATCAACAGCATTATCTCTTGAAGAATTTGTGCTTAAATTCCAAGGATATATTGAAGCTACAGTTTTATTAAAAATTAAACCAGTATCATTATTACCTACCGTTATATGTCCACTTGCAGTACCAATACTTCCAACTGTTGAGGTGTCTTTTTTAAAGTTTATTATTTCTCCGTCATTAGTATTCCTACGCAAGTACAAAGGTGTATCACCTGCTGAAGTTATTGTTGTAAGGTTTGGTCTTATTTCAGTTCCTGCAACAGAGGCATTAAGACCAGTCTTACCCACCAACAAGTTGCCTGAAGAGTCAATACGCATGGCTTCTGTTGTAGTTGTAGTAACATCTCCTGAACTACCTCTTGTACCAAATACTAAAGCACCTTGACTGTTACTACCTGTTCTAGTAAAACCAATAGTCCCACCAGCATAGGCTTGACCATCACCTGATTCAGAAAATAGTATTTGTGGACCTTGTCCATTTGTTGCACTATCGCCTATTAAAGCAATATGTGAATTTACAGTTCCAGTTGTACTTGCACTTTCTACTACAAGTTTATGACTACCACTTGCAGTTCCTGTTGTACCAATATTTACATTGCCTGAAGAATCAATACGCATGGCTTCTGCTACGTTAGTACTAAATCGCAATTCACGTAATCCATACAAATCAACACCTGCATCATCAAAACCATCTGCATTGTATGTAGCTATTGTCATTCCTCTAGTTGAGTTTGAACCTGTAAAATGAGCTATGTTTGAGTTAGCAGTTCCTGACTGTACATCTAAAGGTTTTGCAGGACTAGTCGTTCCAATTCCAACTCTATTATTTGTAGAATCTATATAAAGCGTATCAGTATCAAAATAGAAATCACCACTTGCAATCTTTGCAGGTGTTATAGTCCCATCAACAGGAACATTAACACTTGTCTGTGTATGTGTAATAGCTTCTACAGCTACACCACTTGGAGGTGCTGTTGTAAAAGTTAATGTAGTTCCTGAAATACTATAATTACTTTTAGCCTGATAAACACCATCAAAGTATACTTGTATATTATTTACGCTTACAGGAGCTACAGATAGTGTTAAAGTTGTATCACTACCATCACCTGTCATGCTATCAACAATCATGTTAGCACCGCTTACACTGCTTCTTACATGATACACTGTAATAACTCTACCACTCACCGGAGCTGTAGAGAATGTTAAAGTTGTACCTGAAACACTGTAGCTATCTTGTGCTTGGAATACACCGTCTATAAAGACAAGTAAATTATTTTCAGTAGCTGCTGCAGTTGTTAAAGTAAAGTCTGTCTGACTTCCTGTACCTGCAAATATTTGTTGCTCTACTGCTGAAGCTCCACCAGAACCTGCAATAGAACCCCACTCATCTGTAAAACCTTCAAACTGTCCTAAGTCTGAATTATATCTAAAGTAACCTGCTGCACCTGTTGGTCTTTGTGCTGTAGTACCAACTGGCATATGTATAGCATCTGTAGAACTACCTATGTCTAAAGTAACATCTGGAGTTGCATTAAGTATACCAACTCTGTTATTTGTAGAGTCTACTTTTAAAGTGCTTGTATCGACTGTAAGGTCTCCAGAGACTGTTAAAGAACCTAAAGTACCTACAGAAGTTATTTGTGTTTGAGCTGCATCAACTGATAAAGTATCTGTACTTAATGTTAAACCTGTACCTGCTGTTAATAAAGTTTTAGAAACTTCAATAGAGCCATCTAGTTGTGCATTAGTTATAGTTCCTGTTAAAGAACTTGTCGGGTAATTTGTTGCATCACTAAGGTCAAAAGCTGGTGTAGCATCTGAAGCACCTAGTGCTAAACTTACACCACCGTATGAAACTGTAGAGTTTGTAAGTGAACTATTAGCAATGTTACTTAAAGTATTTGAAGCAGCATCTATAGTTTTATTTGTTAAAGTCTGTGTACCTGTAAGAGTTGCAACAGTTGAATCAATTGCAAGTGTTACTGCATTACCTGTAGCAGAACTATCAAGACCTGTACCACCTGCAATAGTTAATGTTTCACTATCTAAATCTATAGCTATCGTGCCACTATCTGTTGTAATGTCTAAGTCTTCTGCAGTAATCTGTGTATCTACATAATCTTTTACTGCTGCTGAAGTTGGTAAACTTGTATCGTTATCGTTAGAACCTATACCTTCTGACTCTAATACAATTGCAGAAGCTTTAAAATTATCTACTTCAATATTTGATACAGTGTTATTATCAACATCTATTGTTTTGTTTGTAAGTGTATCTGTTGTAGCTCTACCAACTAAAGTATCTGTTGAAGTTGGTAAAGTAATTGTACCAGTATTAGATATAGAACTAATAACTGGAGTTGTTAATGTTTTGTTTGTTAAAGTTTGTGTGCCAGTCAATGTAGCAACTGTAGAGTCTATATTAACTGTAATAGTATTACCTGAACCTACAGTATCTAAACCTGTCCCTCCAGCGATTGTAAGGCTTTCTGAGTCGAGGTCAATACTTAAAGCACCTCCGGTATCACCTTGGAAATCTAAGTCCTGTGCGGTCACCTGAGAGTCTACATAAGCTTTTACAGATTGTTGAGTTGGTACAAGTGTTGCAGAATCTGAAGACATATCATCTTCATCAGCAAAAGCTGTTATAGTAATTGTACCGTCTGACAAGTCTGTAAAGGTAACAGCTCCAGCAGTTGTACCACCTATAGTAACACCATCAATCGTACCACCATTAATATCTGCTGTATCAGCTACAAGGCTATCAATGTTTGCAGTACCATCTATGTAAAGGTTTCTCCACTCTTGTGAAGAACTACCTAGGTCATAGCTGTCATCGTCATCAGGTATAATGTTTGAGTCTACATCAGCACCGAATACTACGTTATCAGTAGCTGCATCACCCATAGTGATTGTACCACCGTTAAAAGTTGTAGTACCTGTAACTGTTAGATTACCACCAACATCTACGTTACCTGTAGTTGTAATAGTATCTGTATATGTATCTTTGAATCTTAAACTTGTTGTACCTAAATCTATATCACTATCTGTTACAGGTATAATAGCTCCATCAGCTATGTATAGTTGTTGTACAGGTGCTGAAGATACTTCAACATAAAATTCTATGTAGTTGTTTGTTGTGTCTATTAAGACTTTATTGTTTGGAGAAGTTTCACCAGCATCACCAATTAATCCTATAACTGGTCCACTTGCTGCTGTACCATCATGGCTGTGACCTGTAGTATTGCTAAAAGCATTTACTAATTGGTTATATTCGTTATTGAATAAAGCAGCAGTAATTGTATCCCCATCTGCGAATGTACTTTGTCTTGTATAACCTGCCATTATGCGTTCTCCAATGTTTCTATTCTAGTTGTTAAGTTATCTATTATTGTTTGTTGATTGTCCACTTTGTCGGACAACTCTTGTATAGCTTTAGTTAAAAGAGGTACAAGTTTGCTTTGGTCTATGCCTTGATATTCAGGTACTTCTCTTGTTCCTATTACAGCTTCAGTAACAACATTACCATCATCATCTAATACTGCTGGTGTGATTTCGTATTCTTCTTCTTTAACTGCATCTTTTTCACCTGTAATAGCTTCAGGAACTATGTCTTGTACTTCATGTGCTAAGAAACCATCAACCAATGTATTTGTTTCATCAGCTATAAAGTTAAATATTTTTGGTTGTAATTGATTTACTCTATCTAATGCACCTGTTAGGTCAACTATATTTTCTTTTAAGCGGTAATCTGAGTTGCTTACTAAGGAAACTGCACTGCCATTACCTAAAATGTATCCACATTGCGTCCCACTCGCCGTGTAAAACTCAACAAGAGCAATATATGTATCATCTGCCGATGCAACCTTTAAAGGTACATTATTGTTGCCTTGAGATACTATTTCTGAACCACCATTTGCCCCTAAACGGCAACCTGCTGTTGTCATAGAAGAGCTTGTTTTAGCTACATTTAAGTTGCCTGAAGAATCAATACGCATTCTTTCTGTACTTCCAGTAACATCATATACATTTAAAGAACCATCAGTTCTACTTCCAATTAAATATTCTCTTCCACTACCGCCACTTGATTCAAGAATTAAATCTGCTGTATCTGAAGATTTTTTGATATGTAAAGAACCACTAGGAGAAGTTTCTCCAATTCCAACTCGTCCTAAAGAATCAATACGCATGGCTTCTGTGGAGCTAGTGTAGAACTGCATTGAGTTATTAGTGTGGTAATACTGAATAAGACCAGCGTACTGTGCTGTAGAACTAGAAGTATCAGAGTCAGCAAAGGCTAAAGAACCATAAGTAGTACCAAACAACGTAAGGTTTGAATCAGTGCTATCACCAATAACCAGCTTGTCTGTAGCACCTAATGAGTTAAATGCGGAGGGATTAGAGTTTCCAATTCCAACGTTGCCTGAAGAATCAATACGCATTCTTTCTGTATTACCAGTATATAAAGCAAAATCTAAAGCAGATATACTTCCTATATAAGGAATCCCACTTCGTATACCAGCTCTCATTTGACCATAATCATTTTGAGCAAGTATTGTTTGATTTTCACTAGTACCTGAATAGGTTGCTAAAGATACGTTTCCTGCAACGTCTAGCTTATTTGAAGGACTACTCGTTCCAATTCCAACATTGCCATCATAATCAAGATGCATTAAGACATTGTAAGAATTATTAGCATCATTTACAGTTCTAAATTGTAAACCTTCATAGCCTGAAGCTCCTATTGCTCTCATTTCGTAACGAGATTTGTCAGCCACGCCACCAGTAACAGTAAGTCTTATAATTGAATCTGCTGCTGCTACTTCTAGTGGAGTGTAAGGACTACTCGTTCCAATTCCAACATTTTCACTACTATCAATAGTTATAGCTGTAGCATTAGACTGGTCATCTATACCCGTACTTAAAAGAGTTCTTGTTACTTTTGTTATTGCCATTTGTTTTTATCTCCTGCCTGAAGGTATAAAGTCTACATATAATCCATTGATTGTATATGGAGCTTTGTTGTCCTCACTTATAAATGTAAAATTATTACTTGTCCCACTTCCTTGTAAAGGTACTCTAATCATAGGATTCTCTGCTCCACCAAAAACATTAACACCAAATAAAGCTTCACCAAATAAAGACGGTGGGTCTATAACTCCTAAATCAAATAGTTCAGGAGGTTGTGGTATATTGGTATTACCGTATTCAAATCTAACTTGTACATCAGGTTCTACGACACCTTCAGCACTTGCAGAGACTCTCATATAGTGTAAAGTTTTTAAAGTTCCTAAATCACCATAATCATAATCTGGTGTAGCATATCTTGCTAAGATGTTAGAGCCATTAAAGTCGTTACCTGAATCATGTATATAGATGTAACCGTCAGTATCTCCATGATAGTATTCTTCAACACCGTTTTCATTAAATCCAGAACCTATTTCTGTTGATTCAATGCCTCTTGTTTCTGACCACTGAAATCCTTCTGGTCTTAATGTTCCTATAATACCACGTTGTTCACTATTATTTTTTGTAGTATCTGTGTAGAATAATCTGTATTGAGATTTTTCTCTCAAGACTATACTAGATATTATATAGCTATTTATCGATTCTGTCAAGTTTGTTATTAAAGGTTGTATAGCTTTACTAACAGTTCCTAACTCAACGTCACCAATTCTTGCTGTACCAGCTACTGTTCTTAATCCATCCGGTGCTAAAAATATTAAGTCACCACCAATCTCTTGAATACTATAACCACTTAAACAACCTACGTTCTCTGTTATAGGGTCAATACGTATATTAGAACTATCGTTAATATTAATTAATTTATGTATGCTATTTTCTGCAAAGACTATTAAGTCTGTTCTAAATCCTTTAATGCCTTGTATTTGGTCTGATATAGTTACAGAACCTGCACCAGCACCTGTAAAGTTATCAGGGTCATTATAAACACTATAATATACTGTGCTTAAATTATTTTCTACTCCTGCTGCAATTAAATGATGGTCGTGTACAGCTATATACTTTACACCATTAGTACCGTCTACAGTTATTTCACTTGTAAAAAATGTTCTAGTATTTAATGCTCCTGTGCCTTCCATTCTAAAAGACCAAAGCTTATTAGCACCATCAGCTATAATTACTTCACCATAATCAAATGTTGCACCTTCAAATACTACAAACTGACATTGTCCTTGTCCAGTTCTTGCAGTAGCTGACTTACCTGTAAAGGTTGCGTAATCATCTCCACCACCTGCTGATAATTTATTTATTTGTAACCAAGTAATTCCATCTTGACTAAAATAAATATTAGTACCTGCTGTAGCTACTACACCATCTGCATAAGTAGTAACACCAAGTATATTTGTTGTGCTTCCTGTAGGTTGTGTAGCACTTGAGCCACCAAACTTTTCAAAACCATTAATACGTCTGTATCCACCTTCTATAGAGACTTCAAAGTTTCTAAGCTCTCTTGCAACTCCGGGGCTTTTAAGTAAATCAATTGAGTTAGCTGATTTAATTAAACCACCGTTACATGCAACAGTATAAGGTTGTGAACGTGCCATATAATTTAAAAGTATCTTCTATCGTCTGTCATATACTTTGGAGCTGGATTCATAAGATTAGATTTCATATACTTCATTCCTCTCTTATAATCATCCAATGCGAAAGCTGCTTGTTGTGGGCTTTCTTTAAACTGCCAAACATAGTAACGAACTCTAGCTGTTATTACATTACTGTATTGCTCTGGTAAAGTAATTGCATCATCATATAATGATAAAGCAGTCGGTCTTACGAAAGCATAAAAGTGTATGTTATAAACTTTGTCAGGTATTGGACTTAATCCAAACTTTCTATTATCTGGAGACTTAATTACAAATTTAGGTTCTCCATGATTTTGAGTATCTGCATCATCTGCATTCTCACTATCTCTATAGTATCTTTTCCAATCATCAAGTGTAAGAAATCTTAAACCTTTTGAAACGTAAGGAGATGTTTCTCCACTTACATTAATTGTAGTTACATAAAAATCATCCCAATCGATTGATGCGTAGTCTGTAGTGATACTAGAACTATCAGACTTTAACGTATACCATCTTTGTCCTGCTACTGTAGGTACTGTTACATTACCGTAGAATGGGTCAGTAGCTCCACTAACGTTAGCAGCAAAGAAAGGTAGTTGTGGCTCTTCATTAGCTATATCAAATATAGATTTGTTTACAGCATCTTTAACAAACTTTTGAAGACCTATAGCGTTTGCAAAGTTTGCAGACGTTAATGGAATCTCGTTAAGTTCTCTTAATACTTCGTTAGTTATGTCAAGATATGTATTAGCCATTATTTTTTATGTACCTTTTAAATTTTTAAAAATTAATAAATTTAATTTTAGTTTATTAATTAGCTTTAGCTTTTGGTATGTCTCCAGAATATACTGGCTGACAGCTTCCACCCATGCGATAACCTTTACGCTTCATAGTAGCTTTACCGCCACCATATTTTAATTCTCTTTTAGCAGCTTTATTTCCCATATCGTTTTTGTAATCACCTTTTTTCATTCTTTATCTCCCTGTAAAAGTGGAGGGTCAATGAAGACCCCCCGTATTGATTATTAGTCAATTGTGTAGATAGCTTTAACCATAGCATCATCTCTAAGTACTTTCGCACCATAGACATGTAAACCTCTAACAATATCACCAAAAGAACTAGGGTCTCTAATTACTTCTGTTGATAAAATTGTGTTAGCAGTTGCTGTGGATGACATATGTCCGCCTAAACATTGACCTGTAGCAGTTGAAACTGAAGGTACGTTGTTAGACTTATACATATCAAAGCCTCTTAATTTTCCACTTGAAACTAAACCATTTCTGATTGAGCCTTGACCAGCGTTGAAGTCTACTGATAACAACTTAGAACCACTTTGTGATAGTTCTTCGTAGAAATCAGGAGATGCAACAAACCATCTGTTTTCTTCTGGGACTGATTGGTCGTCAAGAAGTCTAGCCATTCTAGCCATTAAGTCTAGAGGGTCAACTTCTGATGCAGAACCTAAGTCTACAGAAGTAGTTGTTGAGCCTACACCACCAGTACCAACAGCAGCATCAGCACCAATGACATGGTCAGGTGCAGAAGCAGATACTCCAGCAAACATTGTAGTAAGTACAGCAGCATCATATGCATCTTTTAAAGAGTAAGCTGCAGAGCTTGAAGCTACTTCTTTAAAGTTTACATGTGACATATTACTTTCAATATCATCTACGATGAATTTAAAAGCTTTAGCACTGTCTACGACCAATGTAATCTCTTGGTCTGTTAGTTTAGTTGATGTTGTGTCACTACCTCTTGTGTAGTCATACACAGAAATAGTAGGTTCCTTGATAATCTTTACTGAGTCTCCATAAGCAGATATCTCACCAGCATAGTCGGTGTTAGTAATAGCTTCAACTACCGATGCCTTTCTAAAGAAGTTTAAAACCTTTTTAGAGTATATCGAAGGTAGGAAGAAACTATTAGCTTGTCCACTTACGGAGTTTGCAAAGTTTGCACCGGTATCCGGTGAAGGTTCAAAATATTGAGCCATGATACATTCTCCTTTAAGTTAATTAATATAGTTTACTTTACGATTCTGCCTTCTTGCATAGCATCGCTGATTTCACTTTCGTATCTATCAAACTCGTCTATACTCATGGCAGCAATCTCCTTTTCAGACCATACTTTCTTTTGCTTTGGTTCTACACTTGTTGTTTTTGTAGAAACCATATCAGCAGCAGATTGTCTAGTCTGTTTAGAAGATGACTTAGTCTTCGTAGGTTCAATGCCAAAATCTTTTTTAAATAAATCTAAAGCACGTGAGGCTAGGTCAGCATCGTTAGCGTTATTGTATATCCAATCTTGGATAGACTTAGGTTGCTCTTTTGCCCAACCATGGAAGTCGTCACTGTTTCTGATATCTTCAAAATCAGGATGTCTTTCCATTAACCTTTTTTCTGCATCTTGTCGTACCAGTTGATTTTCTCTCTCTTGGAGTTTACTAAGGCGTTCTTCTAGAACTTTTGCTTTAGACTCCGATTGTAGATGTGCAACTGTTTCTACAACTTCATAAACATCAGGATAGTCGTTTTTAAACCTTTCGAGTTCTTCTTCAGTTTTTGGAGCTTTATATTCAGGTTGTTTTACCTGATTTAATAACTCTTCTTCTCTGCTTTTAAACTCATTAAGTTTACTATCGTAATGTTTTTTTAAATCGTCATAC